AGCGGTGTTCTAGTAAGTAGACGATATCCTCTACACTGCGATCTTCTTCATCCATGAACTGCTCGCTAGGGAAGTGCAGTTGATATTTCTCACCTTGGTGTTTGGGTTGTTTAGGTAGTAGGATATACATCTGCCCATCTTTGTGATAGTGATTAAAATAGTTGGTACCTTGTGTTGATGCTGTGCACCAACGTGTGCCTTGTCCATAGTAACAAGCCGCCGCCTGATCGTTAGGTATGACAATACGCACTTGATCATTTTCAAACGCAGTATAAGCATCACCTTTTTCTAGGCCTTTCTTTTCTTCTGGATCTGGATATTCATCCATGACAGACACGAAGTCTGCTAAATCAGCATAGCGCATGATGTCGTTGCGTGGGCTTGGTATTTTCTTTTTGAGTTTAAGTGTGTGGAACTTAGCCAATGCTGGTTTGACTTTGCTTTCTAAGTCTTCGATACGAGCACCCCAACCGCCGTTGGCATACATCTTAGCTAGGAACACTGTGTATTCTTTATTCTTAGTGGGATCACAGGCTTCAATAGCCTGCATGACTGAAATCAGCGCATTGGTTTTTGTATTGGGATCTAGTTCTTTTTTACTATGTAAAAGATTATAAACTGAGGCGATCTCTGGGCTAGGATCTTTGAGAACTGTCTGCAAGATCTTATCACCAAAACGTTCAGCTGTGGCCTGTTGGTTATATTCTAATAGTAAAAATTCTTTAGCTCTCATAGTCTGAATACACTGTAAACAATAGGATAATCATGTTCACCAACTATACCATAGTTGATGGGATCTTTACCACCTTCGCGTTTTTTAAAATCACTCCATACTTGATCAAACACTGCTTCTGGATTGTCTTGATATTCTTTAGTATCTTGGCATTGATCCGTGAATCCTTCATAGTGAACAACGTAGTCACCTACAATATCCTTACCAACATCATCTGGAGTAAGTCCGTTTAAGAATTCTTCTACACGAGGATCTAAGCGGGCTTCACTTTCATCTAGGCTTAATTCTTGATCAAACTTTTGATTTTTGTTTTTGTAAAGTTTGTCTAAGTAACCTTTGTTGCGCACGATCTTAAATGCTAGATTTTCTGTTGAGAACTCACCACCAGCATCAAGTCCTGCTTGGCGTGCGGCTTTGATCTTATCTTGTAGTCTAGTGATATCTTCAACACTGCCTTCACGGATAGCACGATTGATCTGCGTCATCAAGTCACGGGCTTTAGCATTGACAGCATGATCATTGATCGAGGGTTTGCGATATTCTGGTATGCGTATCCAACGGGCATCTAACACGCTGTAGGTACCTTCTGATACATTCTCAGCACCAACATCTTCTACATATAATTCTACTTCATGTCCTTTGATAGTGATGTCATGCTCATCATTCCAGATCTTTTTCTTGGCCATGTAGAACGGTTCAGTGATATCACCATCTAATGCTGAATAATCTGTGACGATGTGTAAGTCAAAATCGCTGTATTGTGTATAATTATAGTTGACTAAGCTACCACGTAGGATAACATCAACTAGTTTAAAGTTGGGTATTTCTAAGTATTCGATAAATCGTTTGGCGATCTCTAATAGTTTATAGCGGACATCAACACGTAGCTCATCTCCATCCCACACATCTTGATTCAGTGTGTGATGATATGCTATGTTACCTTTGACTAGATCTTTGGCTCTCATATGTGTCTCATGTCTACGAATTGGCGGAACCAAGCACCTGTGCCTGGTAACACTAATGCATCTTCAGGAAGTGTTAATTTATCTTTTTCAAATGCTTCACGTGCATCTTTAACTAGTTCTTCATAATCAGGGCGTGATTTGATTTTCTTAACAATCGTTTCTACTGATTCTAAATCAGCTGGAGTCCCACCAATTAATTTTTCTGCGATTTCTTTAGGATTCTTACTAATGACTTCATTGCTATCACGATCTACTAGACCATTTTTATATGACCATTTCATACCCAATGCCTTGGCTATCGATGCTAACAGTATCTGGCGATGCAGGCCTTTATATGGACTACCTTCTGGCGATCCTTTAACGCTGAAACGTTGGAATTCAGGATCTCCAAACATAAAGTCTGTTTGCACATATCCATTTTCAGGATCGCCTAAGATAGGAGTACGTAAATGCACGCTATCACCTGACTTTTTAATATCAGTTGGTTTGATACCTTTTTTTAATAACTGTTGGATCAATATGTCTTTTGAAATTTTACCTGCATCAACAGCTAGATCTAAGTCACCACTTGTTTCTTTATATCCTGTTGATCCTAACATGTTATCTACTAGATTTAGCCCAGTTAATCGTTCTAGCCATTGCACGGTAGGAACGACATTCTCACGATTAATCCTGGTAGTTGCAGGATTACCTTTGGCATCTTTAAATACGTTTCCACCTTCAAATAATTGCATTATTTTACTAGTCCTGCTTTTACCAATAGATCGTCAATATTCTTATTGCCTGTTTTGCTGGTCAATGGTTGATTGCCGGCGGCTTTCTTTAGATAACTTGTAACGTTGGGATCAGGCTTGCCTGGGGTATAGGCTATCTCTTCACCAGGAACTTTACCTACTGCTGGTTGACCATAACTTGATTTGTGCAATCTAGTCGCGGCACTTAATGGAACACCAGCCCCAGCTGCTAAATTCTTACCTACGAAACCAGCGGCTTGGCCGACTCCTCTGATACCAGTAGCGATAGCTCCAGCTGCTTTACCACCGCTAGGAGGTAATTTCTTTTGTGGGTTCTGTGCCTGTTGTATAGCCTGGTCCAATGCTGATTCTTTTAAAAAGTCTGTACTTTTCATATTAATGTCCGTAGGCGTGAGCCAGTCCTTTTACTACTTTATCTAAACTATCTTCATCTGCTTGATACTTAATACCAATACCACCCTTGGCGCGCCAACGCTCGATGTTAATTCCACGATCATCGATCAAGATGTTAGGGCTACCATCACTATTAACAGCATAGTGTTCTTTTTGTCCTGTGATAATAATATTTTCAGGTTGCGGGCTGAGATATTTTTTAATCCATTCGCGTTTCCAATGTTCTGAGTTTTTATGATCACCACGCAAAGGACTACTACAAATACTGTAATGTGGTACATAACTCAATACCAGTTGTATCAGATTATTTGCGGTAGGGAATTTAGGTAATCTAACAAAGAAATCAGTACCTATCATTTTGTTTAATGTAGGATCTTGGCTAGCTGGAGGAATGCTCCTATAGTCATGCTTGCCAAACTTATCTGCTGGAACGCCTGCTAGTTTAGCATATTCATGGAAAAAGTCTGCAAGAACACCATCCATATCTAGATAGATTTTGGTGTTTTTGGTAGCTCTAATTAGTTCTTCTGATCGCATATCTAGTATTTATCGCGAATACTATTATACGCTTTTATGCTTGTCTTGTCAAATAATTGGTGCGTATGCGTTGAGGCATGAATGCATCTTTAACTGAACTAATAACTATATCGTTATCAAATTCTTTGCATGAAAATACGTCTAGATATAGGTCACCAGTACTATCGATAAAGTGTGCTACGATACTACTGGTTACTATAATTTGGACTGCGGTAAAGCCCGCTTTGTCAGGGAACTCTGCCGCAGTGTATTCAATATATGGTTCCCCGATGGGTTCCATATCGATGGCTTGGACCAAATGTTTTATGAAGTTATAGACATTTTCTCGGCTTTGTATGCTAGGCACGTGGCAAGCATGACAGTCAAGGATTAGGTGATAACCCCAAAAACTGTTGGTGTTAGTCATCTTTACCGCTACCGCCGCATTTCGCACGTTTAGCGTTAGTCAATTTACCAAAGTCTACTGGCCATTCTTTACCTGGTGCTAGTTCTTTAGCATCAGCTGGGAATTTATAAGTAACACCAGCAAGTGCTTGGATGTCCTTGATTGGCTTACGATATTTGGTTAAATCATTACCTAGATTAGGATATGGAGCAACGTGTGGGAAATACCAACCAGCTACTTCATGTGTCTTGTCGTTGATGACGATCTTGTAGAAAGCGTGTGGAACTCTAACACCTTTACCTACTGTCGTGTCTGTTGCTGCATAAACACCACCAGCATAAGCAGTCATTGGAACATTAAGTTGTAATGCCCAACCACGGAATGATGTTTCTAACAGTTTCCAAATACCACGATTCAAGCTACCAAATTGTGGGCTCATGTTGGTCATCAAGAAGCTTTCATACTCAACTTGTTGATCCCATGATTGGTCACCATCTGGAGCCATATGGCCTTTGTCATAGTTAAATCCTTGTGCGTTCTTACCAACGTAGTCAGCTGGTGTAGCACCATCTTTAACGCTAGCGTCAGCAACGAAAGCGTTTGAACGTGTAACACAACCAAGTACATGGTCAGGTGTTAGTGTCCAGCTTACATTGTTAGGGATTTTGTTAGCAGCATCATATTCAACCAAATATGCTTGACGGCAAATAGGTGTGTATGGTGTTGCTGAAGTTTCTGCGCCATAAGGAATGTGTGCTGAACACTGAGCGATTCCACCTGGAGCACGTTGCGTCCACGCTTGAGCGTTGATGCTCAATAGTAGAGTTAAAGCTAATACTAGTTTTTTCATTTGAAAGTCCTTTATATAAAAGTAAAAATATTTATACTAATTTGTCGGGTGAAATAATATTTGTGCTGAGCAACGGGTTCCAACCTGTACCAGTTTTTGTATACATTTGATTAACTGGAACCCAAGCATTGTTTTGTTTATAATAGACATTGGTGATCAAATTCCAGCTGCCAGCATTCTTGATATACATCTGTAGTTTGCGTTGGAATGTCAACACAGCATACCCATCATATCCAGCATTACCTGTCGATGGAGGAGCGAATGATAATCCAAATCCTCCTGACACCGTACCTGATCCATTTATTTTATAGTCACCTAATCCTTGACCGCCATTGCCAGGACCGCCTTGACCAGCATCATCTCCAACACCCGGACCACCTAAGCCACCAAATATA